TTTGTTAAGTAAACCTGTCCCTGTATTGCCAAGTATAGCAGCAGCAAGGCCCCCGTTCTCGGTGGAACTGACTGCAGCCTTAATAGCAACAATTCTGGCCATAAGAACTTTAAAGGCAGTCTTAGGTTCTCTGATAAGCTTCCAACCTGCCTTGCCAAAGATACTTAACCCAAGTATACCAAAGATAGGGTCAACCCCCGGTATAGCGCTTAACGCACTACCAATAAGAGGTATTTGTTGTAGTATGCCGTCACCTAAAGCGTTAGCAAAACTAAAAGCTGCAGCTACTAACGCACTCACTATTGCAGGGATACCGGCAATGAGGCCACCTAAGGCTCTACCAATACCTGCACCAAGCACATCAGATACGGTGGCTACGGTGTCTATTAGAAAGGTAGTATCTAGCCCTGAAGCTAGGAGTCCGCCAATAGCCGCAGTTATTGCAAAAGGAATCTTACCGTATGCTAAGGCAATACCTTGTACTAAACTACTGGCTAATTGATCACCTAACCTAGGGAACTCTTCGTTCAACGCTTGTATAAGGCTTGAAGCCATTTTAAGACCGAAAGTAATTGCTGTAATAGCAACGACCTTAGGGTTAAGGGTCGCTACTGCACTAAACACAATCTCAATATCGTCTTGCAAGTCATTTTTGAAGTAAGAAACTAATGAGTCTTTTTGGGTATTAAAGCTTCTTTTAATATTACCAAACAGGCTTTCAACGGCGTTGTTGAACCTAAATATTTCTTTGAAGCTCCACCATATATTGCCTGTATAGTTGTTTATGCCGTCAATTAAGTCAGGCCAATGAGAGTGGCCTACTACTTGATCCCACAACCAGAAGAATGCTCTCTCAAGTAACTCAATGCCTTCTATCATAGGATACACAGTTACAGCCATAAAGTAGAGGGTATGGGCCCTAATTGATGACATCATGTCTGAAAAACTGTTAGAAACAGCTTTAGCTACTTTAGCAATTACCTCTTTTATAGTTGAGATACCTGAGTTAATACCGCCTGCAATCTTCTCACCAATGGTAGTGAAGGCGATATCGTCGAAAACATCGTTGAGGTCTTCAAAAGCATTTGTAAGAGGCTCCATTAACCGCTCTATTCTTAGAGCTTGAAGCTTTCTCATTTCGCTAACAATGTCGGCAATGTATTCCCCTAAGTTACCCATTGCTGTTAATGTTCTATTAATCTTACTTGGCTCTACAAAGAACTCTCTTAGCGCAGTCCCTGCCTCTTTTGCGTTAGGGCCGAAGGCAACTAAGGACTTAGACATACCAATCAGTTTGTTTGCTAATGCACCACTAACACCTGTAGCGGCAATAAACTCTCTAATTACAAGCTTAAGTCCGCCAGCTGTCTGAGAAAAGCCTTGTCCTACTGTTGCATCTACTGCAGCGAATTCTTCTTCAATTACGCCTTTCTGACTCTTAAAGGCATTTACAACTACCTCTGAGGTAATCTTGCCCTGTTCAGCCAGCTTTCTAAGTTGTCCTACACCTACACCAAGCTCTGCTGCAATAGCAGAAGCTACTCTAGGTGTCTGCTCCATTACGGAGTTTAATTCTTGTCCTCTAAGCGCACCAGCAGCCAAGCCCTGTCCTAACTGGACAATAGCGGCATCAGCTGAAGCGGCTGAGGCTCCAGAAATAGTAATAGCTTTCTGGATTGTTTCTGTTACTTCAAGTACTTCATCGTTAGTTACACCAAGGGACTTTGTAGTCCTACCAAGCCTGTTATACAGGTCGGCAATACCTTCAAGAGAGCCTCGGGCTCTAAGAGATATCTGGTTTAACTCGTCAAATGTTGTTTTAAGCTCTGCAGTTCTGCCCGTTACTAGGGCGATCCTGTTTTCAACTAAGGTAAAGCTGTCTACTATTCCAGTTAACTGCTTCCCAATGTATATTCCTGCAAACGCTGCACCTGCAATCTTAGCTGCTTTAGCTAATGCATTCATGCTCTTTGCTGCTTTGCCTACATTATCATCTATACCTTTTACGGATCTCTCTAGCTGGCTAATGTCCTTCTGAGCTTGTTTAGAATTTGATTTAAACTCAAGTCTAATTGCCATGTCTAATCCTTATATTCTTTCGCCGCCATCTTTGTTTATTGTTTCAAACAGTACACCATCAATAGTGTACGTACCTAATATTGCTGTTTCAATAAACCTTGAAGGCGCTTGTCGAGAAGAGCCTTGGTTTAAGTTTTCAATATAAGGTGTACCGTTTGTAAGGTATAGCGTCTCTATTCTGTCGTCACTTACTGGGGGTAAAAAAGAGGGCAAGTTAGATCCATTCTTAGCATCCTTGAACTTATTCTTCTCAGTTGTGAGAATCCATGAGTTCCTTGCCCTACCAGTGTCTATAGGGGTGGACTGCTTTACTTTATTCATAGTATCAAAGGCCTGCACTCTAGCAATATTGTTGATTTCTCTTTTTGTTTCTTTGTCTAGTTTCTCAAATTCTTTGGCAGCACCAATTAACTTAAAGCTTACTCCAGCCATATTACACCTCTACATCAATATCCCAATTTGTATCACCCATTATTTTAGAGAAGAAAGGAGATTGAACAAGTTTGCTAGCGTCATCTTTAGTAGATCGGTTAGCCGCCTCTTCCTTTTCTCTTTCCATAACATAAAGTGAATTAAATAATTCGTGGGGTTTCGCCTTAACGCCCTGAGCCGATAATCCATAACAGGCTCGGTGATCATCTCTCCAACCCACAGGTCTTCTTTGAAAATACTCTGACCAATCCAGAACTTCTTTATGTGGCCAGCTTTTCAATTCAGGAACTCGCCTACCTAAGTGATAGGCAAGTTCGTGAAGTTGGAGGTCAACATCGTCAAGACGATTTAGTCGTTTCCCTCATTGTCATCAGTTGCCTTAAGTCCATTAAACTCAAGTACAGCTTCATTTAGCTCTTTCAAGGCAACAGGAGAGAACTTATCGAGCTGGCTATCTTTTAGCTCTTTCATCTCTGCAATACCGGCGCGAAGAATTGCACCAATTGCTTTCTTGTTACTTTCTAGAGCGCTAACATCCTCGATGTCTGCTGCTAGTTCAGAAAACCTAGACACATCGCCATACGATAGCTCAATTAAAGTTAGCTTCTGACCACGGTATTCAAACTCTTTCGTGGTCGCAGTTTCATCCAAAAACTTATCAATATCCATAGCCATGGTTATACTTCCTCATTCTTATTGCTGTTAAAAATATGCTTATTGTGTTCTTCAAAATCATCAATCACTTTCCTTACGGCATGTAAGGCGTGGAGTGTGTTAAGGACTTCAACCCACTTATCTGACTTCTCTTCAAACTCTTCAAGTCTGGAGGAGGTCTTATAGAAACTAGTGTCAATAGCTTTCTTCATCTTATTCACAGTTACCTTCATCACATAAGGCTGATCGAAAGGTGTTGTATTTTCTTCTGACATGTTATCACCTGTATAGGTTAAATAAAAAATAAGGGCCTCCCGAAGGAGACCCCGTTATATACGCTATTAGGCGTAAGTAGAACCGTCAGCTGCGTAGCTGAATGGCCCTTGCATCTCACCGTCGATTGTCAGAGTGACATTCAACTGGTTTGAGTCTGTAAGGTTAGGTACAACCTCAAATGATGCAACGCTTCCAACAAAGTAGAAGTCAGAGAACTCTCGGAGGTCTCCGTCGTCATCAATGTAAGGAAGGTCTACACCTGTCGTAGGATCCTCTGCCTGCTTAGAGTTAGCCAAGCGAACTCGGAACATACGCTTCTCGCCATCTTCCCGCATGTCCGCAATGAATGCGTGCTCTGAAGGAACATAGTTGAAAGTGAAGTCCATAGAAGGCGCATCAGACTGACCAGCGATCTGTGAAGATACTGCTTGTCCGTACTGAGGAACGTTTACGATGTTAGCGGGGATACCCAGATTCGGGAACTCACGGATACGACCGAAGTCAGCGGCAGTAGAGCCAACTGTCCAAGGTGTACCGATAGTCTCGAATTCTGCAGCCCAAGCTGAGGGGTCATCACCTGTACCGATGATAGAACCAGCGGTACCTGTGCCCTTAACTACGGGCATTTCGAGGAAAGTGAGGGAGGTATACATCCCTGCACCGATTGAAGTAATATTAGGCATTTATTTTCTCCTGAAAATTATTAAAAAGAGTTAAACTCTAGGCTGTAGTCAGCCCTGAATAAACTAGTGTCATCCTTATCGATACCTCTAACGTTGAGGATACCATCATGCAATTGAGTAGAGTTACTATAATTTGAATCAAACAATGTAGATAACTTATCTGCGATTTCATAGCATCTTGCTAGGCCCTTGTTGGACCTAGTGTATATTTGGATTATGATCATTCCCTTCTTATAAGTTGGCTTTGAGTACTCAGGTACAGGTAGGGATGCGGGTATTATCTCATAAATAACAAACTCATCCGGTGTTGTCTGAGGCCAAAAGTTAGCTGGGAAAGAAGTCACTCCAAAAGACTTCCAAGAGCTAGATGCAAATACAGCGTCTATAGATGATAAGAGTTCTGTATAGTTAGCCATACGTCCTCCTTATCTGGTTGATACAATGAATAGAATAATATAGCCGTCATCAGTATAGTTGATTATACGATGATCAGCACCTTGAAAGTGAATTGTGTCGAACTTAGAGTAGTCCTCGGGTATATCCTTGCGCTTAACAGTCACCTCTAACTTTTCAGTCACAGGGGCTATTCCAGCGCTTGTAAGGAAGTTATCCTTGGCCTTACCTATAATCCCCTTGAATACAGGAGACGTTTCCGTCCTCTCTATTACTTTAGAGGTTGTAGGGTCGTAAGTTGACTCAGCATCACATTTAAAGTACATCTCGGCTGTGAAAGCACCTACCATATCAAATGCTAGGTCTAACGAGCCATCTAACAAGCTTCCCAGACACAGTCCCATTACCAAGCCCTCCAAGGGGTTAGGCCACCAAACTCCGCTAACTCACCCAATGCTCTACGAACAAGGTGAGGAAGTCTGGCGGGGTATTGTATCTTAGTTAGCTTAATAGATGCTACGGCTATACTCTCTGCTTGTGCAGTGGTATCCAGAACACAAGGGTTCTCGATAAGGTGCATCGCCATCTCAAATGTAGCCTTTTGCAATCTAGCTGGTCGATCTGGATCCTCAAAGGAAACCATATCGTTATACCTGTCGTCAAAGTAAGAACCTTCACGAGGCCATGCAAGAGGCTGAGAGGTGGACACGGCGACACCGACATACGTTACAACGTCGTCAAGGTAACCAGTGGCAGTAGTAAGATACTCTTCCTTCTCGTTGTTATTAAGAAGGTGCCACTTGTTACTGTTTGAGCGGTCGATAAAGTATGCGTTAGCTTCATCCAAGGTGACATAGCTATTCATGTTTAGTTTGATAGCCATGAACCACCCCTTTTGTTATTAAGAGTGCAGAATCGGGAGGATGCCCAAGTTCAGGTAGCCTGCTTCGCTACGTACCCAAGAATCGGCTTGATCGTATCCGCCAGTACCGGCAGTTTGAACAAACTGAACCTCAGAGCCATCCCAAGAGTAACCCATTGGATGGCATACGTAGCCCCAACGATACCAGATGTCAGTAGTACCTGAACCACCGTGAGCAGCTGCTGCTCGGTCCATTTCTACAGGCATAGGTACAACAAGTGACTTCATAGTCAATGCGTCAGGCTTACAGATGAAAGTAGTCTTTACAGACTCATCGTTAACGTTAGCAGATGCAGATTGGTCGTTACCCATAGCGCGGGTAAGGAGCAGACGGAACTTACCTTGGAAGATCGTGTTGAACACGAGGTTTCCTTCGGTGATAGTGGTCTCGTCTACGAGGTTAGCAACACGAAGGTCAGCCAGAGTCTCTGGGCTGGTGATCATGTAGTAGTAGGGAGCTTCGTAGTCCTTCCAAGCCATTCCCATGGACTTGAACAGACGCTCGCCACGAGCTGCGCCTTTTACGGCAGAGTCAGCGTCGATAAGCTTTCGTGCGTCGGTAGCGTCAGTTGCAGCAGGGCCGAACTCACCAAGAGCGTTTACGTCTACGTAGAAACCAGTAGTAGGGCTATCAGCGTCAGTGTTGAAAGAAGTGATACCGCCACCACGAGAAACCTCGTAAGCTGCTACGCCGTTAAGCGACTCAAGTACAGAGTTGTGCTCGTCTTGTGCCTTGGTCTCACCAAAGTCACGAGCAATTTTAGCCAGACCATCTTCTTGCGAGATGACCTTTTGTACGTTGACTTCCTTCGCGCCATGCGTACGCACAGTCTTGGCGTACTTGTAGAACGCGGTGTCAACTTCAGTGTAAGCCCCGTCAGTTGCGTTGGTTACGCTGGGAACGTTGATGTTAGCCATCAGCGGCTTGTACCAACGAGCCTGTCCGAGGTAGTCTTCGATGCTGGTGTTAATCTCAGCGCTAGCGCCTACGATAGCAGTACCAGAAAGCTTCTTAGCGTTCGTATACATCTCGTGAGCGTAGTCACCAACGTATCGCTGAACCTGAAACTTCATTGTAGAACCGGCAGTACCGGAAGTAAAATCAGAAAGTGCCATGTGTAAAATCTCCTTAAAAGATTATGTAATTATTAATTAAAACCCGAAGTCATTCCCTTGTGGGTTAGGGTTGTTACGGAGGAAGTCTTCAAAAGACTGCTCAGTAATTGGCTTATCGCTCTTAGCGACTGAACCAGAGTCAACCCCTACCTGCTGCATTGCTGCTGCACCAGTAGACTGCTTGGGTTTAAAAAGAAAAGCGTTTTCTTCGTCTTTAGCGAAGGCTTGAACAAATTCACCTAATGATGCACCTGTAGCGTGAACCCATGCACCTTCAGCATCTTGCTTTAGCTCATTGACAATCTGTGCTTTAGCCATTTCCTTTGCCGTAACATTGCGGAAATCCTGCTCTCCAAGAATCTTATCAACTTGATGGTCACGAGTCAAGGTAGTATTAATACCTGAAAGAGAGTCTACTCGAGCAAGAGCTTCGTCCAGCTTCATCTGCAGGGCTTCAGAAGTTTTACCTTCTGCTTCAAGCTTCTCCAGTTTAGCGGCCTTAGCTGATTCCTCAAGTTCAACTGCCTTCCTCATCGCTTCATCGCGTTGCTTAGACATCTTGTTCATATTGTCTTTCATTTGAGCTAATTGCTCTGCTACTAAGCTCTCAATCATCTTTTGTGCTTCAGGTGATGAGAGGTCAGCCTCAGTTGATGCTTCAGTTTCCATAGTGGTTTCCATTTCAGTTACTTCATTATTATTAGTTTCATCGCTCATTTTGTACTCCTAGGCCACAGGCCAATTATTGTTTGTCACAGACTAAGGTTATGGTCCTATACCATACCAGCTTTCACCTATAGGTATAGGTGCGAGAATATCATCGCGGGTCATCCCGCCACTCTCTACTATCAATCCATCTTGCTTGGCCTTGGCGAGTAGTCTTTGGTAAGCCTTCTCAGAGAGCCCCTCGTCGCGCAATGCGTTAAGGGTCTTAAGAACGGTGTCAGACTCTACCGCATCAGCGTATAGATGTCTTAAAGCGTCCTTAGCCTTTGTTGCTTCTCCCATGTTAACGAAGAAAGCATCATGGATGGTTGCAGTTTCTACTTTATTCTTCCGGCCCCATAAATGGAACCCTCGAACAATCGCCGCATCATTTGAATGGTTACCGTTTACACCATAACCAGTTTTTGCATCATTGATTGACGATTTGCCCTTGAACTTTCCGTCAGTTACAGAATCTTTATAGACATTGTAAACTTTTCGTCCAGTTACTGGGTCAGTAAACTCTATACGCTCTTCCACTGTAGGGCGGTAGCGTTGATAGAGCTTTTTGCCATCAAAAGTATACCAAGGAATATCTACCTTCCCGGTATCTACGATGAACTCTTCAGCGGCCTCTTTCCAGAAGCCAATGAACTTGTCAGTAATAGGTGCTCGTTGAGATAGCTTTTCAGCCATAATATCCGATATTAGTTTAAACTCGTTGGGCCCAACTAGCTTAGACCTACCGGCTGTAAGTTTCTCAACAAACTCTTCAACATCAGGATGAACATCCTTAGACATATGAAGCATTCTATTACCTATAGGAGCCTCTTTAAGAACGACATTATTTATCTCGTCTTTAAGATCTTGAAGCTCCCTTATACTTTCTGTTGCACCAAGTTTCTCTGCATCTTTAATGTGGTTATCAATAGACTTATTGATCTCATTAAGAGACAGAGCTTCTTTTGGGGTATTGCTAGTTCTGTTACGAACAACAACTAGCTTGTCTTTTTCTAACAAGGTCTTAGCAAACTTATCTGCTATATTGTTAGCTTGAGTAGCTCTACCAGCACCGTAGAATGAAACCATATTCTGGGCCTTAGCGGCCTTAGAAAGGTCTTCCCACGTAATATCGTCTACAAGATCGTTAATACGTTGAAATCTAGGGTCAGCTACGGTATCCATAGCCATAGTGTCGTAGAGTCTATTCTTTTTAGGGGTCGCCATCACATTGGATTCCCAACCTAAATCTTTGTTGCGAGTGCTAAGAGCAATCATCTGTGCTCCTGAAGCAGACGCATCAATCTCAATAGGTAACTGAGTCTTATAAGTAGATAACCTCTTTAGATCGCTGAGATCACCTCCTACGTGGTCGTTAATTCTTGCATACTCAAGAGCAAGCCGCATTAGCTTTGGGTGCTCTACAGGATCCATCCCTACCACTAGAGGATGCTCCAAGGCACTTCTTATACGAGAGTCTCGTTGAGTATTAGATTGAAGTAGCCTACCCAGTTCGAGTAGCTCTTTCTTATTCCGTTCAAAAATTGCAAACCTACCGGGGTTAGTTAACGCCTCGGTAGCAGGGCCAAGCAGAGAACCTACTTGCTCCTGAAAATTAACCCAGCCCCCTTCTCCCATAGGGGATACTTTCTTTGTGTTAAGGAAGGGTCTAACAAACTCTCCTCCAGTAGGAGTAAGATATCCGTTAGCGTATATCCTTCCACGACCATCTATCTGATGGGAATTCTTAAAAGACTTACCTCTATTAAGGTGCCACTTAACTGTTTCCATCATACCTAGCCCTTGATCTCCACGATCTAAGACTATCTGTCGGAACCCGTTAAGCTCGTCATATTTCTTTACATTACCTCTAGGGTCTCTGAACCTCGCCATATCTAACATGAAGGAACTAAACTCTTTGTCTACTTCCCATTCAAAACTATTAGCATGGTTTATTTCATCGATAATGTCTCTATCAAGGTTTACTTTATCGTAATTCGCTCCAGCCTTTCTAGTGATTACAGAATTACCAGTTACTGTTCCGGTGCTAGTCCTATAATGACCGTGACCGGGGATAGCCTTAAGCTCGCTACTTTCATCTATTAAACCTATACGTCTGGCTACATAGAGTCGCCTATGGGCGTCTTGCAGGGCAACCATCTCAGGGTCGGTAATAGTGACTTCTCGGCTCAGAGTGTCCCGCCAAGGGCCTCCGGGTCTACCTGTCTCTAGATCGTTGACTGCTCTTCGAGTAACCCCGCGATACCCTAGCTTAATCTTTCCTTGCTTCTCTAATTGATTAAGAAGCTTTGACCCAACCTTGTGATATTGTTTAGTAGTGGGCTTATTTTTAAAAGGAAGTATTAGTGGGTACTTACCTATCTTGCCGTTCTTTAGAGAACCTTTCTCACCTATCATGCCTTTACCAAGAGCAATAGCAAGAGAATCATAGTCAGTGGTTTGGCCTTCTGCAATAGTCTTCATAGAACTCGCTAAAGACTCTATTGCCGCGCCATTCTTCACATTGTCATCTATGTTCTCGCGCAGGAACTTCCTGTAAGCTCTGTTGATAGAGAGTTGCTCAAGTTGTTTGTTAATGTGTGCTTTAACATTTACTTTGTTCTTAAGCTTCTTTGTATACTCTTCAACTAATCTCTCAGTAGGTTCGCCAAGCATTTTCTTTGTCCACCACTCCCCTACTACTCCTTCTAACCATTTTCGTGGCTTTATATCGGGAACTAGCTTTACATTTAGAGGTGGGAAGAAGTAAGTACGTAAAGGAGACCTGCCTGTAAAGTAAGCTTTACGAGCAAGCTTCCTACCAACACTATCCTTCCATCCGTCTACAAACTTCTGGTTCTTACCAATGTCTGCCGCCAGCTCATCAAAAGTAACTAGCTTGCCTCCAATACTAATCTTAGCATCAGGGTCTCCAGAAGAGAATCCATCGAACTTCCTTGACCTAGAGCGAGATCGCCTATCAAGTATTCTTGAAACGTTAACCACAGAGTTAACCATTTCTGCTCTAGTAATTGCCTCTAGGTTCTCCCAAGGTTGTCTGTAAGACTTTGCTTTAGGGTTATAGTAGCGTTCAAAGTTAATACGCAGATTCTCTACCACAGCTGTCTGTTGGTTAATAGACATAGTGTCGTCAAGAGAGTTTGCAAAGTTTTCAATAAAGTCTCTCTGATCACTGTTTAGTATCTTACTTGATTTTAGAAAGTCTACTCTTTCCTGATACACAAGATGGTCAGGGTCATACAGCATAGTATTACGAGACTCTCCGGTAACAGGGTCAATTACCTGCGTCCTCTTATCAAAAACATTTTCCGCTCTGTTACGAGAGGTGGCTTTACCTTTTAGAGAAGTGCCCTTATAGTCCGTTAATGCTAGAGCCCCTCCTCTGGAGTTAGCATCTCGGATATAAAGCTCCCTAAGTTCCTTCTGTCTATCTTTGCTACGCATTAGCTCAGATGGTTTCCTAGCCATAGCTGCGTCTTCGGCTTTGTCTATCATCTTAGCCTTAGTGAATATGCGCATAGTAGCAAGGTTGTCCAGCCGCCTTAGAGTAGCAATGTTTATCTTTTTACCTTTGTCACTGAAGAACTGCTTTAGCTTAAGCGAGCCGCTCTCGAACATTCTTAACCTTTCTGTGTCACCAGAGAAATGTCTCATCTTAACTTCTTGTGACTGTCTTCGAAGCCATTTACTGTAACTCTCTTTTTGAGGGCTACGTCCGTCTAGCTTTCTGAGTTCCCTTTCTGGTAGCGCTTTAAGAACTTTCTTTTTAACACGATCGCTCTTTGTGGCCATTAACTCAGTATAAGATTTGGTTATAGGTACTATTGTTGAACGACATCTCCAATGTAGTGGTGGGAGATGTTGTTTTTGATCTATGGGAAACTCCATCCCATCTTTAGCAGAACATATCTCTGAAGTACGAGAGTCTAGTATGGCAACAAACTTGTAGCCCTTGATTAGCTCCTCATTGTTCTCCATAGTAGCTGCTTGAGCAGAGGTAGCGGACCTAGTTATACTAGTTCTTACTACAGCATCTGCTTGGCTCTTAGTAAGCCTAGTAGTTCTGACAATCTTTTCTGTTATCTCTTTATTAGTGAGGCCTTTAGCAATACCGTTGTTGATAGTGTTGTTAATTCGCTTTAACTCACCATTACCGATCTTAGAAAATTGCTTACTTAATGCTCCACCGTCTTTAATGTTAGACCCTACAATAGCTTCTAGGCTCTTATTAGTTCTTGGTTTACGCACTTTAAAAACATCACCTGCTGATTTATCTAGGTTGTTAGTGTGAAACTCTAGCTGAGCTGCATCAAAATCTTTTATGTGGCCAGATACGTTTGCGCTAATCTCTTTAGTGAATCTATTGACCTCTTTGCCGACAGCGTCCATAGCTACCCTTTTCTGGGCTGGGTTAGAGAAGTTAGTTTTCCTAACTGCCTTTCCCAATCGGCCAGTGTGTCTTTTAACGATTCTATTAGTTTCGACACCTACCTCGTTCTCAAAGAGACGAGACATGGCGGCATTATCTACCGCCCTATCAAATATGTCATCGTTAATAGACATTACTATTCTCCCGTACTAACCTCAACTGGTTCGCTGGGTTTAGGTGCTGGAGGTGTGTAGTCTTTAAGCTTGCTGAAAGGCACACCAGATTCCCTGTTGCCTTTGTCGTCTTGAACAACACATGCATCTGTTTTACCGGAACGACCTACAATAGTCACCTTCTTTCCTTTATAGTTATAATTTTTCATTTCTTTTCCTCTTGTTTTGGTTTGGGCTTGTTATCCTTTGGTTGAGGTTGATTTTGTGAAGCATTTGCTACTGCCTCCATATCTAACTCATCAACTTCTACTGGAGGACCCATAATAAGCTCATCCTCCATAATCTCAGTCTTAGCAATTTCATCATCATACTCCGGAGAGATAATGTCGTTTGCTTTCATGATGGACAACCACTCTGAACGTGGGAGTTTACCTGTGTCATACCATTCTGTGATAAGACGTAACCAGTCTGCGCCTAGTGGAGCAGGGTTGAAGTCAGCAGATAGCTCAAAGTCAATCTCTGATACTCGATACTCAGTGTTGTATCTCCAGTTAATCATAGCAGTAACAATACGTGCCATAACGTTGGATACTTTAGCGTTAAGAGTTCCTAACTGTGCTGTTTGACCGGCGTTACGAATCTCCAGTGCTACACCGGATTGGTCTCGAACGTCAGGGGTCATCATCCTGATACCCATGCGACCCATCTCAAGAACAGCAGAGTCAATCGCTCTGTCCATATCTTTCAGGGCATCTGTAGGGGTATCCAGAACGTCAATCTTCTCACCATCGCGCACTCTCAGCCAAGAGCCAAGACCTGCGGATACAAGGTCCTCAAAATCTTCATCTGCCATGTCAGAAGCTACTACGGGTGTGTAAGTTGCCGCACCGTACATCAAATGGTTTCTTCGACTTAACTTGTTGTATAGAGCAACCTCTCGGTTAATAAGTGGCATCAACAGAGGCTCTGAAGGGGCTACGTTACCGTTTAAAGGGTATACAGGGATTTCTGTTAGTGGCTTACCATTGCTGAGAGGTACTTCTGTAGCTCTGAGCTCCCACCGACCTTCGCTGTTCTCTACTGAATAGTTCTCTCGGTAGTTACCTGAGATTACCTGAGTGTCACTGGTGTTCTCATCAGAGACATACTCGTATGCTCTTATCTGATACTCGCCATTAGCATTAAGCTCATGTACCATTACAGCATCAACAAGCTTATCATGGAACTCATTCTCTGGGTCTGCTACTTCCATAGGTTGTCGAACGATAACGCGTATGAGGCCCTTCTTTCGAGTAACAGGGTGTGTAGCTTCTTTCCAGTTAATAATAGACTCACCTTTGTAGAGGATAGGAAAGGGTTTTAACTCTTTCTGTTGCTCTGGGGTAAGCTCCATGCCTTCAGGGACGTAGGGGAAAGATACTGCTACCCATGCCCTGCTGGTTATGATTTCTTCTTTAAGAGCCTCATCCAGAAAACCAATAAGTCCTCGACCGTCTCCGGTGAACCCTTGGGTGATCCAGTTCTTAGCGTCTTCTCTAATCTCTTCTGGCAACTCTACCTTAGGGGGTTTTCTTAAAAGACCACCTACAAGTGTCCTACAATAC